ACCATTTTGGTCTGTCGTCAACTCTTATATTCTGTGGCATAGGTAACAGAACTGTTCCTGATACTGAAGTTGTTGTTCTTCTTCCTGCTCTATCAGACCAACCTCTATTTCCAAATAAAGATCCACCACCTGTATCTGCTAAACCTTGATAATTATTTGTCCGTCTATCTCTAACTGATCTAAATTTTTCTACATCGATCTGCACGTAGTCATATGTACTAGTTAAGTTACTAGGCCACATCATGGTAGTGTGCTCGTTCCTATGGTAACTATCTGGACTAAAAAAATTGCCCAAACTAAAATCTACGTTTACATTATAACTTCTAGTAAAGTTGGCCATATATAAATAATTTTATTATTATCCCTATAGTATTTATGAAGACTTTGAAAGGAAAATTTATTCCTAGAAATGTCGCTAAATATAGGGGTGACTATCGAAATATTATTTATAGATCTTCATGGGAATTAAAGTTCATGAAGTACTGTGATATGAGTCCAAATATAATGGAATGGGGAAGTGAGGAGATTATTGTACCGTATAGATCGCCACTAGATGGAAGAGTACATAGGTATTTTCCAGACTTCTATATTAAAGTAAGACAGAGTGGTGGAACGATTCAGAAGTTCATAGTTGAAGTTAAGCCAAAGAGACAAACAAAGGAACCAAAGGTACAGAGGAAGATGACTAAAAAATATATCTATGAAGTGACTGAGTATGCCAAAAATCAAGCGAAGTGGAAGGCAGCTAAAGAGTATTGTGATGATAGAAATTATAAATTTATGTTGATCACCGAAAAAGAACTTAAGGTATGAGTATATTTTCAGAAATTAAAACTGCAGCAGGTACTGAACCGAGATCTTACTCTTGGTATAGAGATAATGTCAGAATGTATTTTCAGAAGACAGATCTCTATACTGAGATGACTAACTTAGAAGAGAGTATGATTCCTATTCCAGGCCAATTGTATCTCTTTGAGTATAAGGCAACTTATGCTCGTAAGTTAAAATATTATGATGAGTTTCCTTTAGTCTATGCATTAGGTACAGGAACAAAATTCTTAGGAGCTAATTTACATTATCTAAGACATGTACGTAGAATGAATACTGTTTTAAAATTAAAGGAAGGTATATTAGATATACCAAAGCAGTGTTATCATAACTATGTACTAGAAGGTTTAGAAACTCCCCTATATAGAATAAATAGTGAAGACTATCTAACTTCTGTGTTTCTTCCTGTGGAAAATTTTGTTACAAGGAGAAGAGGTTTATATCAACAATATAGTAAATCAGCCGTCTGGGGAGAAACCGCACAATGAGTAAGGTAAGAGATGTTGAAAGGAAGATGTCTAATTATGCTGAGTTTAAGTCAGCTGTAAAGACATATGGGTTTAGTACTAATAACTTGTATGATGTACAATTTATAATTCCATCAACTAGTCCAAGAGGTAATGATTTATACCAAGAGTTATTGTCTAATCTTGACACTAAACCTACAGCTAATGCATGGAGCTCTACTGAATTGATGAGACTGTATACTGATCAAGCTTCTATGCCAGGAATTCAGATGTCTACTGGTGAGTATAGAATTAATAATAGTCCACAATTAAAATATACTTATGGAGCAGTGTTTAGTGAAATGAATATCTCATTTATGTTAGATGCAGATTCTATTATTTCAAGTGTGTTTGATATATGGACTAATTGGATGTATTCTTATAGTCATGGTACAACTGTTTGGAGCGGGACACGAGAGAATAGAATGAGATCTAATTATAGAGATGATTATGCTGTGGATATTGTTATAGTTAAATATGAGTCAGTAAAGAGTAGTAAATACAATAATAGTAGAAATACTACTTATAATCGAGATCAAGATAGGTCATTTAATACGTGGGATATTATACCAGATAAAAGAAATTATACTGGAGCTAATTATACACTACTTGATGGTAAAGGTAAACTGTCATATCGTAAACATGTTCCAGTACATGCAACTAGATTGTTTAAGGCTTTTCCTGCTAATATATCTTCAGTACCATTATCATTTGGTGATACATCTATGAATAAATTATCAGTTGGGTTTGAGTATGAGAGTCATACTACTACTGCAATAAACAATGGTAAAATTAGTGGTGGTATAAGAGATATTATCAACGGAGGTTAAAAAGGATCTTAATTGCCTGATAAATACCTTTAGATATTATTTGTTGTTATGCCTTTACCAAAGCTTGCTACGCCAACATATGAGTTGGAAGTTCCCTCTACTGGAAAGAAAATAAAATATAGACCATTCCTTGTTAAAGAAGAAAAGATTCTTCTACTTGCTATGGAAACTGAAGATGAAAACCAAATGGCAAATGCTGTTAAGGTTATCTTAGGTAATTGTATTCAGTCTCCAAGATTTAAATTAGATAGTCTTTCTCTTTTTGATATCGAATATTTATTTTTAAATATTAGAGGTAAATCTGTTGGTGAATCTATAGAATTAAGTATAACATGTCCAGATGATGAAGAAACTGTTGTACCTATTGAGGTAAACATTGATGATATTAAAGTACAGAAATCAAAAGGTCATTCTAATATAGTTAAATTGACTGATACCGTATCTGTAGTGATGAAGTATCCAAGTATGGATCTTTTTATAAAACAGAATTTGAAGACTGGAACATCACAGGTCGATGATGTATTTGAAATTGCTTCGTTATGTATAGACCAAGTTGTAGATGGTGAAGAAGTATATGAATCATCTAGTTTTTCTAAGAAAGAAGTATTAACTTTCCTAGAAGAAATGGATACACAACAGTTCCTTAAAGTTCAAGAATTTTTTGAAACTATGCCAAAACTTTCTCATAAGATTAAGGTAACGAATCCAAAGACAAAGGTTAAGAGTGATGTAGTTATTGAAGGGTTACAGAGTTTTTTCGTCTAGCCCTAGCCCATGAAAGTTTAGAGAACTATTACCGAGTGAACTTCAGTTTAATGCAGCATCACAAGTATAGTCTAACCGAATTGGAAAATATGATACCGTGGGAACGGGAAATATATGTACAGATGATTATTGAATTCATTAAAGAAGAAAATGATCGTCAAAAACAGCAAAACATTTCGCAGTAAATAATTTTATGTGGGCAGCACTAGGAAAAGCAGCATTAGGAGCTACTAAAGCGACAGTGGCAACAGGAGCACGTGTTGGCGGAGGAGCTGTGAAGATGGGTGGTAGAGCTGTTAGGCATGGTATGTTACGTGGTCGTAGGGGTAGACAGCAACGTAGAGATAAAATTCAACAAGGATTATTTGGTGGAGGAGAAGGTGGTGGTATGCTTGGTGGAGGACCACTTGCTCTTACATCTTCAAGTGGTATAGTATCTGCAGGTCCAACCAGTCAACAAAGTGTAGGTCAAGTTCCAACTGGTGGTGGTGTTTTAGGAATACTTCAAGCAATTAGATCAACATTATCACAAATATTAGAAGTAGAGAAACAACAACGAGATAGAATACATGAATCTATTTTAAATTTTACTAAAGATAAAGAAAAGGCTGCGAGAACAGCTGAACAACAAGCACAAGAAGCAAAGAATCCTAATCGTAAGAAAGGAGGGCGTCTTGCTACGGCAGTAAAAGGCCCTGCACAAGATTTACTAGGAGCTCTTGGGGATTTTGTAAAACTTGGTGTACTTAATTGGCTTAGTGATCCTAAGAATAAAGAAGCTGTACAGGGTATAATTGAATTTGTTAAAGATCTGGTTAAGGTGTTTCAATTTTTATGGAAACATTTACTTGAACCTATTGGTAGGTTAGGTGCTACTGTATTCATGGGTGCAGTTGAGGGGTTGGGAAAGATCTTTGATGTGTTAGGAAGTATATTTAGTGGTAAGATATTTTCTGATCCTGCCGCATATTTTGGCGATATTTTTAAGAGTCTTATTGAACTTCCTCGTTGGTATCTTGAGGAATATATACCAAAATTGATTGGTGCTGTAATGAATTTTATTACTTTTGGAATGATTGATAATGCTGATCAAATTGTTAGGAATATTATTGAGGCTATTAAAAACTTCTTTGGAGGTATCTTTGGTGGCGGAGGAGATAAGGGAGGTGGAAGTACTAATAGTAATTTCCTTGGTGGATCTCTTCCAGGCCAAGAAGGTAAATCTGGTGTAGATGGCAAAGATGGTAGTGCTGGTAAGGATGGTATGAATGGTAAGGATGGAAATTTAACTCCGAGTTCTTCTAATGTATTAAAATCAAATATTAAAAATGATGGTGGAAGTAAATATAACAAGAATAATATGAGGAAATTTAATCGTAAAGATTCTGTAAGTAATGTTATGAGTGATACTAAGTTTATGGACTTGAATAGATCTATGCATGCTGAAACAAAAGCAGCTGCTGCATCACCTCTTGGAAGTTCATTTGTTAGTCAAGATATGCAAAATAAATATGCATTAGAATTTAGTAGACGTACAAAGGATCATGGTGATGGTACGTTTAGTGTTATGCCAAATAGTCAAGTTAAGTCTGGTGATACATTAAATCAAGTGCAGAAGGAAAGTAATGTATTAGAGTCTTCTTTTACAACTGATTCTCAAAGTATTTTGGGAATGGGATCTAGCACAGTAAATGAAGTTGATTCAGTTGTTAGTTCATCATCTCTCGGTGATAATTTTCCTACTCACGGTCAATGGGGAACTACTTTCAGGACGGTAGTATAACATGGCAAAAAAATTATCTGACATAAATCTGCAAAGTGATAGAAGAAAGGCAGAAAAGATGTATGAAAGATCTTTAAGTGGAGATGAAGGTTCTGTAGAAGCTTCTAAACAGTTAGAGAAACCACGATTTAAATCGTTTTTAAAAGATATTATTGATAAAAAGAATTCAGGAGTAGGTGGTGGAGGAGCATTAGTTAAAGATCCACAACCTGATATACTTAAGGAAGAATTAACAAAGACTGCAGATAAACTTCAAGAGATTTTAAGATTAAAACGTAGTAATAGTAAACTCCGTAGTAAACTTGAGGAATCAAGGAGGATTAAACCTCCTGGTGATACTCCAACTAAAAAAAGATTGGGGTTGGGTGCAGTAGCAGGTGCTGTGGCAGCACCTGCTGTTAATTTATTAGGAGCACTTAAGGATTTAATAGGTATTGCTCTTTTAAATTGGATTAGTGATCCTAAGAATTTTGAAATGGTAAAAGGTGTAATTAAGACACTTCAGGCTTTAGTTAAGTTTTTCTCGGCGTGGATTGGTGGATCAATTAGTAATCTTTTCACGGGATGGCATGAATTAACAAGAGGTGGTAGTCTTGCTGAAAGACTTGGTGGATTCTTTAAACTGATGGCAGGTTTCACGGGACTTAAGTGGTTAATGAGACCTGGCACAATATTTAAGGATTTGAAACTTATCTTCAATAATCTTAAGGTATGGCCGAAAACTTTGAAAGGATTGTTTGGGAAGAATGCAAGACAATTTGAACAGAAAACTATAGATAAATTCCTTAAGAATCGGTTTGGTAGAGTATTTGGAAGAGGTTTAGGGAGAACATTTGGAAGAGTATTCCTTAGAATATTTGGAACAGCTGGTAAGAAAATTCTGAGGGGTTTTATTAAACCACTTCTTAGAAGAGTGTCTGGGATTCCTCTTATAGGACCGATTATTGCCTTCTTAGTTAACTGGGGTGTATTTAAAGAACCGCCTGGTAGAGCTGCATTTAAAGCTGGTGCGGCTTCTTTTGGTATGTTTCTAGCTGGTGCAGCAGGATCTGTGATTCCTTTCTTTGGTACATGGGTTGGTGCTGCTCTTGGTGGTATTGTTGGTGATTGGGTTGGTGGTGCTTTGTATGATCTATTCTTTAGTGGGGGTGATGGGAAACCTAAAATGATGGCTAGTGAGAGTAATGAAGCTGGTAATATCATTCAAATTGCAACCAAATTTGTGAAGGAAGGATTTACTAAAGCTGTTACTGCTGTTGTGGATACTGGTAAGGCAGCAGTTCAAGGTGTTTATAATGCAGGAGTCACAGCTAGAAGGTGGACCGATAAAAAAGCTTCTCAAGCTTGGAACTGGGTTAAGTCACCATTTGGTGGTGGTAACAATGATAGTACTGATGTAATTGTACCCACTCCACCTTCATCTGGGCAGGTTAATAATTTAAGTGGTGAACATGCTATAAATAAGAAGACTAATGAGAATATGAGTAAAACTACAAACATAGTCATGTTAAGGAAGACCTCGACCAAAGTTGTAGCTACAACTGTAGATCTAAATACTTCAAACAAACCACCAATAAAAGATGAGGTCTTGGCGAGAAGATAATGGCTAATCAATTTCCTGGCGATTTTGCTTTAAAAGAGGTAACTCTACATAATATTGCTCAAACAGAAACATATGATATTAAAGCTCTTGTTAGAGAGATTAATATATATGAGAGTGTTTTTTCATCGGTACTACAAGCTACTTTGCTTATAGAGGATATCGGACAGAATTTAATTGGCAATTTGCCTCTGATGGGACAAGAGTTGGTTGAAATAGTAATTGATAGTGGATCTAAGACTTATAACTTAGGGTTTTATCTTTATAGGATTGATGCTAGAACAATGCAAGAGAAGTCACAAATTTATGTGATGAATTGTATGTCTCTTGAAGGTATGAGGAATGAAAATTATAGAATTTGTGAACGAGTTGATGGTATAAAGGCTGAAGATTTAGTTGAGGATATTTTAAAGAGGGATGGATTTACAGGTAAAAAGGTTGATGTAGATGAGACTAATGAACCATTTGATATGTACATACCAAACTGGAGAATATTTGATTTCTTTCAGTGGATGTCGAAAAGATCTGTACCAGCATATAAAAAAGATTCTGTTGGTTTCTTATTTTATGAAACCTTTGATGGATTTAACTTTAAGTCTATAGATAATTTGTTTGATCAATCTCAATATCCAGATAATTCAATTACATATAAGTATTTTCAGGCAAACATGAAGTCCACTGATAAAGGACTAGATGATCAAGATAAGTATAGGATAATGAATTTTTCTGCGCCTAAGATGTTTGATTTGTATGATGACTTGAGAAGGGGTGCTTTTTCACATGATTCTATTTACTTAGATATTAATAGAAGAGTTTATAGAACGTTTAGAACTACCGCAGATGATTTTTGGGATAATAGCTCTCACTTAGAGAAAGCTAAACCTTATGTGACTGGTGGTAATGAAACACCAACTCAACTTCTTGGGAGATCTAGTAGAACTATATACAGACCATCTGTATTAGGAAATTATGGTCCTTGGAAAACAGAAGTAATTGATAATATTGATCAATCTACAGGTCAACGTGGATTTAAGGATTGGATTGATCCTGTGAATAAAGATTTTGAAAAGTCATTATATAGATATTATTTCTTGGAGTATAGTCAACTTGATGTTGCTGTACCTGGCGATTTAGAAGTTAGGTCTGGAAATGTAATTAATGTTTCTATACCAACTACTACTCAACCAATTGGTAAGAAAATAGAGGAAGATACTAGGTTTAGTGGCAAATATTTTGTTACAGCTGTTAAACATACTATTCTAAATAGAAGTGAGCTTAGAACAAACATAACTTTAGCTCGAGATTCTTATGGAGGGCCAACGCTGCCGGACATAACGGTATCTGAAGAACAAGTTTACCAAGATGGTACTAATTAACTATGGAAAGTATAGAAGCACACATCAAGAAAGATAAGGAGATTCTTGATGACTCCACAATTTCACCTCAAACTCGTCGTCATATCGAGGGTGAGTTACATGATTTGATAGAGTATGAAGAACACCATCACGATGAGATAGTATCAGGAGATCATCACGATCCCAATACTATTGAATTGTTTTGTGATCAAAATCCAGACGAACCAGAATGTTTAGTTTATGATGACTAATGTCAACAGTTAATCCAACACTACCAACAACTAGTTTCATCGGCAACGGTGATTTTAACTGGTGGCTTGGTACTGTAAAAAATGTAGATGATGGAGAAGCAAAGCTCGGTAGAGTAAAGGTATGTATTCTGGGGTATCATAGACCAGAAGAAATTCCTTCTAAACTACCTTGGGCTATGGTCATGCAACCCACAGATAATGCTGCTTCCAATGGTGTTGGTGGCCCACCAGTATCTTTAAAGGTTGGTAGTTTTGTAGTTGGATTTTTCTTAGACTATCCTGATTGTCAACAACCAATAGTAATAGGAACATTACTAGGTAAGATTAGAGCAGTTCATGAAAAGGATTCTGGTGCAGCAAAAGATTATCCTTCATCTTATGAGAATTCTATAGGACCAAATGGTACTGACTCTAGTACTGTTGGTGTAAGTACTGCAGCTTTAGGACCATCTAATGGAGAGACTATATCTAAACATGTTGCTCGATCAACGGCACAGGGATCAACAGCTAATCCGCCTGGAAGAGTTCCTAAAACTTCTATAGCTGATGGTAAGAATGGAGGTGATAAAACTTTATCTGATACTATTAGTGAAGCTATAGCTGAAATAATGTCTACATTAACACAGTCAAGAAAGGTATCTAAAGGTTTATCTACTAGTCTTTCTGCTGATATTGATTCAGAAGAACAAATTATTCCTGTTAAATCTACTTCTAAATTTCCTCCTACAGGTATAGTAAGAATAGGAAGTGAACAGATTGGATATAATACTGTTGCTGAGGGAAAATTTGGATTAGCAAAGAGAGCTTTTGATCAAACATCTGCAACTGCTCATAAGAAAGGTACTAAAGTAACTATCATAACCAAAGGAGAATATCTTGGTGGTAGTTCTAAAGAAGGTGATTTAATGGGAACCTTCAGTGATACCTTGGTAGATATGAAGGGTCTTATTGATACTCAGTTGGAGAAGATTCGTAATGCATTATATTGGTTAGTCAATCAGATTAAATCATTCTTGATGCAGTCTATAACTAAGATATTGAATGCTATTGGAATATCAGCTAGTTCACCTACTCCAATGTTTGGTAAGATGTTAACTGATGTGATTAATTTTATTCTAAAGGAGATTGTATGTATATTAGATACATCATTGATTGATGCATTGTTTTCTGGTATTGAAGCAGCAATTAATTCAGTTGTTAACTCTGCTCTTTCTATTTTAGATAATGTACAATGTATATTTGATTCAATCTTTAATTCTATATTTTCATTAGTTGATATTGCTAATGATATTTTCTCAACAGTTAATGATATTGGTAGTGTAATATCTGGTGGCGTTGGTGGTGGTGGTCTATCAAATATATCGAGCATGAGTTCATTGAATATCACTAGCGCATTAGATTTTATCTTTGGTCTCTTGGGTATTGGATGTAATAGAGAGACAAGAGATCCTTTTGCACTTACATTTGAATCATGTCCTATTGCTAATTTATTATCATGTCCAGATGGAAATGCATATGGTGTACAGCTTGACGGAGTAAAGGGAAAAATAAATTCAGCATACTCCAAAGTAATGGGTACATTCTCTGAGACTGGTAGTATGGTGATGTTTGATGACACTCCATATAATACTAGGGTGTCTTTAGTACATGGGAGTAGTGGATCTGCAATAGATATGTATGATAATGGTGATGTTAGAATAACTAATGCACAAAAGAAGACTGAAGTTACTGTTAAGGATCAAGAGATAATAGTTAAGGGTAACGTAATAATGAATGTTGATGGTAACTATCATCTCAAAGTTGGTAGAGATTATCACTTAGAAGTTCTTGGTAATTATAATGTTCTATGTAATCAAGAAAGTAAGGTTACATATGCTGGTGAACATGAGACTTTAATGAAGAATGATGGTAAGATAGAAGCAACCAATGCATTAGCATTAGTTTCATCTAAGCTAGGAATTACTACTTCTGGTCAGACTGAGATGTTCTCACCAGTTTATACTACATGGACTACAGAACAGAATCATTTTGCTTTAGGGTCATATAATATTTTTGCAATGTATAAGAATAATTTTATTGGATTGAATAATTTAAAAGTTATTGGTGGAAATAATATGAAAGCACGAGTAGGAACTAATTTTGAATTTGGTCTCGGTCTTTCTAATAAAATACAGACTGGTCTAGAATCGGAAGATTGGTTGGGTGCTCATAATCAAAACGGATTTGGTATATGGAACGAGAATAAGCTTGCTGTTGATCAAGAATTTACTGTTGGTGTTACTTCAACCGTTAAAGCAGCAGCGGATGTTGAAGCTGTTACTGGTACGAAGTTGACAACTACTACTGGGGCAGAAATAACTAATGCTAATGGTCTTAAATGTGATGCTTCTGCATCAATCAACTATAAACAAGGTATAATGATTTGGAATGCGTAGAGGTTTGACAACCATTTCATCATGTGGTACACTATCTTATATTAGAGGTAAAGCCAATGGAAATTAGATCGGATTCTACATTGAATAGAGTTAAAGTTAATATGCTTAGCCGAGTAGTAACTTTGATTGGTGATGATGGAGAGGAATTAGATGTTCAGAACAATACCTCAGAAGAATTTATTAATATGTGTACTTTTATTAATGAAAGTTTAGAAGATGACATGATAGAATATACTTATTGATATCCTGAGCGAAATTCGACTTTTTATTACCATAATTCGGGGCAAAAAACTCTAGGCCAATTTTTATTTGTGGCCTTTTTTGCTAGAGTTTATTTAAAAAATGATTACTCTCCGCACAGGATATAAAAATGTACGGAGTAAGCCTTATAAATACTGACTTTTTGTAGCTACGAAACCTATAAATACATCATAGGTATATTGTAAGCGCAGCATGGCTTTAACCAGAGTAACCAGTGGTGGTGTAGCACCAGGTATTAATATTCAATTTTCAAACACTGATACGCCGGGAACACCGACGATTAGCTTTGAAGGAGACACTGATACAGGGATGTATCGGTCAGGGACAGATGAAATTTCATTTGCTACTGCCGGAGAGAAAAGATTCACTATTAAAGCGAATGGTGATATTGTAAAAGCGAATGGTACGATACTTGGGGGTAGTAACCCAGATTTCAATAATGCAACAAATGTTATGTTGCATGTTAACCAGTCGGATTTAAATTGTAGTGATGCAATTACAAATAGTGGTGGTAATATAAATCAACCGTTTAAGACTATAGAACGTGCTCTTCTTGAAGCTGCTAGGAGGAGTTTTGTTTCTGATATTACTGGTGGTTCTGGTTCTGGTGTAAAGGTTAGAGTTGTAGTTGCTGCTAACGGATCTGCAACGGTTTCATTATTGGAAGGTGGTACAGGATATGTTGATAACGAAGTTTTAACGATTAGTAGAACAAACAGATGGGGTGGTAGTACTGATATTACTGTTGCTGTAAATGGTGTTTCTAGTGGTGTAATACAAAATATTGATACTTTTACTAACGTCGCTGCTGTTTCTGGAAGAACTGCTGGTACATATGACGTAGATGCTAATAATGACAGATTTGAAGCATATACCATTATGGTTATGCCTGGTGATTATGAAGTAGATAATAGGCCTGGTGTTGTTGGTGTTGCTAATTTACCTACTACTTCAAATTTCGAAAATGAACTTTATAAGTTTAATCCAAAAGCGGG